CGGATATTGTCTTTCAGGTTGGCGCGTCCCTTGGCTTTGTTTGCAAAGTTGAACGCGTTAGCGAAAATTTTACTATGAGGCCAGAGACGAATATTCTCGCCAAATATTTTAATAAGCCCGTCCCATATTTGGGATATGAGCACTACTACGACTGGGAAAAGAATGTGGTGGTCAGCTGCGTTGATTTAGCGCGCTGGCTTGCTCAGGCACAGTTTCCCAAGCGCCGTTTTGACCCAATTAAGCAGGCGCACGAAGATGAACAGTACTTTCTCATTCGTGCTACAACCTTGGCTTTGAACACTGGGCTGATGCCCCTCTTTGCCAGAGAAAAACAATATGAGGTCCTGGACAATTTGTCGACGCGCCTTGACAATTATTGTCGCGATCACAAGGAGCGCGCAATGGAAACCCTTCGCGATGGCGATGAGGAGTTTTCCTTGATCACGCCCCTGCAATTGCGCAGTGTCGAGGCTTGTAGGAGACAGTTGGATATGTGGGAAGAAATGTTGTTTTATCTCTGGGAGGACAGACCCAGTGCGGGAAAGCGGCAATTTGTCACTGTTGGAGCGGAAGAGAATGTGGGTTTTATGGAATTTGTTCCCACGGACGAGGTGCCATTGCCTCGGGTCCCCAGGGTTGTTGTACAGTGGAAACCTGTAGATAACAACCCACGGACAATCCCGGTGCGCTCCTGGCGCGCTGTAGGCAGGACCCAGCCTCGTCCTCTTCAGCTCACTTCGGAAGTCGTCGAACCGAAGAGTGAGTTGGCAACGGCCCGTGGTCGCCGACGCGAGCACGGGCGTGCAGGACAGCAGTACCTGCAGGACCGGATGCTGGAATTCACCATTGATGATGAGTTCCTGCCTTCGGGCCGACGGGGCGGCCAAGGCCGCCCTGGTAGGGAGGAGTTTTAATACCTCCCAGTCCCTTGGGGGAGGGGACTATTTAAACTCCCCCCGTTTTTAGGGGTTGCACGTTGCAACCTCTCTCGGTACTTGGATTGAGGGAAAACCCAGGAAAAATTCTCAAATTTTCAATCCAAGTTTAAATGGCAGGAAACAAGAATGCGCGTAAGCGCAATCAGCAATCTTCTAAGCGAAAGCCCGTTCCGCGCAGTATTGCTCCCACGCAAAGTGGCTTCGACTCAGCGAGTGCGGCTTACCTGCGGTTGCTGGCAGATCCATGCGCCGCAGATATGGTGGCACCGACTTATGGCGGCACTGGAAGTGGTTATCTCATGCGCACAAAGTACGTGTTGGCCGCAGGCGCGGTCACCGACTCCGTGTTCGAGTTTACCCCACAGTTTGCCACCCAGCCATACCGGTTGAGTACTGCCGGTACCACTGGAGGAGCATTGTCCGCTGCGGGTTTGGTCACGCTACCTACCCAGTTGGTTAACATCGCTGGGACTTACAGGTGTGTGGCCGCCTGCATGAAGGTGTACTACACCGGTTCGGAGCTCACTCGCCAGGGTATTGTGGCATCTGCACTCACCGGTGGCCCGTACCTCCTTGCTGGGGTTACCCCCATTGAGGCGGCCCCGGGGTTTGCGGAGAAGTCCACTCGGTACGTCCGCTTGGGGACAGAGATGCACGAGGTGCGGTGGGTGCCACAGGAAAGTGATCAAACTTTTGTCTCGACCACGCAGCCCGAGACAGTTTCCGATGGGCCTGCGGAGGGTGCGACGCTTCAAATGATAGTCGTCAACGCCCCCGCGAGCACCATTCAGTACGAGGTCACGGCTGTTTGGGAGTGGACCCCGCGCACCGACCCCGGCAGTTCCACCGCCGGTGGATCAATCGTGTACGCGCCGCGCGCGCCCGCCACGCCGCTGCCTCTCAATGCCACGCTTCATCGCATTGGGGACCTTGCGAAGTTCGCCACGGACCCGGCCATGCACGAGCAGGCCGGTCGACGCATTGCGAGCACCCTAGCCTTCGGCCAGGGTGTTTACAACGCCGTCAAGTATGTGGGCGCGGGCATGAAGATGGCTGCCCGCATTGGTGGGAGGGCTGCTCCACTGCTGCTTATGTAATAGGAGGATGGTTCCTCCTTCCACAAGACACGTGGTTTTAATAACCGTTCGATTCGGC